ACGAAGCAAAGCGCCCAAAACGGCCCATCTGATCTCCACTCGCCTGATTTGAATTTTTCCTGAGGACACTCTATGCCGATTACGGCTGATATCCAGACGCTGGAGCCTGGCGCTTGGGTGGAGCTTTTTGAGCTCGATGCAACGATGCTGGGCGCTGAGCTTTACCGCTTCCATGGCTACCCACAGCAGTCCTCGATATTTTGGCAGGGCAAAGAGTATTCGCCTTGGCCGATCAAAGCTGAAGGCTTCGAGATGACGGGGCAGGGGACGCAACCGACGCCGACTCTTTCCGTGGGCAACGTTGGCGGCTTTATCACAGCGTTGGTTTTGTATTTCGAAGATCTCGTCGGCGCGAAACTGATTCGCCATCGAACCTTGGGCAAGTATCTCGATGGGCAGCCCGAAGCGGACCCAGAGGAAGAACTTCCACCAGATATTTGGTATGTCGAGCGCAAGGCTGCCGAGGACAACGAAGTCGTCCAGTTCGAACTGGCGACGGCCCTGGATTTCGCTGGAGTTCAACTGCCTCGACGACAGATCGTAGCCAATGTGTGCTGGTGGCTTTCCTGTGGCGGGTACCGAGGTCCATATTGCGGCTACAACGGGCCACCCGTCGCGGACGAGAACGATGTCATCGTCACTGACGCCGCCAAGGATAAGTGCGGCGGTCGCCTGACTAGCTGCAAGCTACGTTTCGGCGAAAATAACACCCTCCCATATGGCTCTTTCCCCGCTGCGGGGCTGCTCCGGACATGATCTATGAACAAAGCAAACAGAGCGGCAATTGAGGCACACGCCATCGGTGAGTATCCGCGCGAGGCCTGTGGGCTGTTGGTGAGAGCAGGTCGGAAGGAGATCTACGTTCCATGCCGCAACATCGCTTCGACGCCGAACGAGCATTTTCGCTTGGCGCCTGAGGATTACGCAGCCGCTGAGGACAGGGGAGAGATTCTCGCCGTTGTACACAGCCACCCCGATTACCCGGCCACCCCGAGTGAGGCTGATCGCGTGTCTTGCGAGGCGTCGGGCTTGCCCTGGCACATTCTCGAAGTGCGAAAAGGAGATGACGATGTAGTGCGAGCTGGGAATGTGGTGAGCTTCGCGCCGGTTGGGTATCAGGCACCTCTGATTGGCCGCAAGTTTGTCCACGGTGTGCATGATTGTCTCAGCATCATCCTGGATTTTTACCGTCGTGAGATGGGTATCGATCTTGGCAGCTATGAGCGGGAAGACGGTTGGTGGGATAAGGGCGGTAATCTCTACCTCGAAAATTTGCCCGCGGCTGGCTTCGAAAAAGTACCCGCACCACAGCATGGAGACATCGTGCTGATGCAGATCCGTTCACCGGTGCCCAACCATGCGGGGATATACCTGGCCGACGGTGTACTGAGGACTGAGCCAGAGCACTACCCGGCGCCCGGATCGATTCTTCATCACCTCTACAACCGCGACAGCAAGCGGGATGTGTACGGCGGGTACTGGTCTGAAGTGACGGTAAGCTATTGGAGGCACAGGGAGCAAATCCTTTGTACCGCCTCCCATAAAGCTCTAGCGCGAACATCGTTTTCGGTAGGCCATGGTTTGACCGAACACGCCTGATTCTTCAGGCATCGGTAGTATTGGATGTCCAACCAGTATCGACGAAAGGCTAGAATATCCCTACGCTATATTTTTATGTTGAGCGTTGCTGCATGCGCCCCGAACCTGAGTCAGTTGTTAACAATTTGAGTAACGAAAGGCGAGATTTGTGGAGCGAAATCGCGGCCCGGCATGCCATTGATGAGCTGAAAGTTCGTAGATTAATCAGAAAGTTCGACGACCTGATCGTTCCATCGCGCCAGACGGATTCGACTATTGCAATTGCTCTGCATGAGCAAGGCTATCTCTATGCGTACCTCGGCAAAAAAGAAATATCAATGCAGCTGTTCGATGATGCGGTTGTGGCTGGTCTGATGCCGCTTGCAGCGTCTATCTCAAAAGCTCATGCCTTGTATATATGCGGTGACTTGAAGATGTCCAAGGAAGTGCTGCTCGGCATCGACATTGAGGGCGTGGATCAGTCTGGGCTGGCAGGCGTTGCAGACGGTTGTATGCATTTGGGGCTGTTTACAATGGCTGCTGATTTATATGTCAAAGCGGGGAAGCAGAGTGGCGAAGTAAGCCAGCATTTGCTGGCCGCCGCGGAAATAATGAATGAAATCGGGGCTACGGACGATCAGGTGAGTGCAAGGCTTGAAACTGCATCGAAAATAATTCAATCAATGAGCGGGCATCCACATATAGCTCTAGATGTTTTTGCTATGCAAGGGGAAGGTATTTTGTACCGTTTTATGGTTAAGGGTCCCACCGATCATTTAATGGCGATTGATAGCGCAATAGAGCAAGCGTTAGGCTCGAAGTACAACGATGCAATTGATCAGTATCTGTCCATTGGCGTGGCTCCTCATGAAGAGGGCGCGATTCTTACGGCGAATGAAGGTTACTATGTCAGTATGTAGTGATGAGCTTTTAGCGCTAGCAGAGAATCTGATAGAAGCCAATAACGAAGCAAGTTATAGGGCCAGCGTAAGTCGGAGTTATTATGCACTGTACCATGAAGCTGTTATCGCAGCTTCATGCCTTTCTTTGCCAGAAGAGAGGAATATTAAAACCACTCATGAGCGTTTAATTTCTCGGTACACCGCTTCTTCGCGTGGATTATCTGCCATTGGCAGGTCATTGAGAAAGCAAAAACTGATGCGGGCGAAAGCCGATTACGATATCCGAGATCTCATCACGTCGTCCGACGCCAAGTTGCATGTAGCCATAACAAGGCAAATAGTTTCAGACCTTAGGCGTATTACTTCGAAGATTGCCAATTGATACCTTCGATAGGTAAATCATCCCAGCTCACCCGCTGGGTTTTTTCATTGGTCCCTGACGGCAGTGCGGTAGCGCTTTACCAGCGCATGGCCTGGGCCGTCGGCTATGGGCGAAACGATATTGAGCTGGCAGTCAAAGACTGTCTTTAACCAAATTCAACAAGCCGCCTTCGGGCGGTTTTTTATGGCTGGAGGAGGATGTCGCAGTTGCAAACCGTGATTGTATCCAAGCAGCTAGCTGAAATCACCGGTAGACGCGAGCACCGCATCACGACAAGTGCAGGCTGGCGCGACATCATTGGTTATTTCAAACAGTTTGCTGGCTTTGAAAAATTCATGCTTGAGAGCAAGGATAAGGGCCTTCGTTTCGCCATTTTTAACGGCAATAGGAACATCGGAGAGGACGACCTCGGAAAGCCTACGGGGAGGGATGTCATCCGAATCGTTCCAGTTATTGAGGGTACAAAGCGTGCCGGGGCACTACAAACCATAATCGGTGCCGTACTTATCGTGGTTGGCCTCGTCTACAGCCCGCTTCTGCCGGTCGGCATTGCCATGGTTGCCGGTGGGGTGATGCAAATGCTCAGTCCCCAGGCAAAAGGTCTGGGCACCCAAGACAGCCCAAACAACCGACCCAGCTACAGCTTCAACGGCCCGGTGAACACCAGTGTCCAGGGCAACCCTGTCCCGTTGCTTTATGGCCGCATGACCGTCGGCAGTGCTGTGATCAGCGCCGGTATTTACTCCGAAGACCAGATGTAACCGAAGCATTCATCACGAGGCCCGCCATTGAGCGGGCTTTCTTTCGCCCAAAGGAAAGTCATGACCCAGCTAGCCATAGCCGGACGCAAGGGCGGTGAGTCGAAGCCGCGTCCTTCCGTTGAGGCTCCGGACAACCTGCAAAGCACCGCTTTCGCGCGAATTCTCGACCTGGTGAGTGAAGGTGAGATTCGAGGCTTGGCGAACGGCATGCAGTCCATTTTTCTTGATGAGACACCGCTGGCAAACCCGGATGGAACGTTGAACTTCAGCGGCGTCAGCCAAGAGGTGCGAACCGGCAGTCAGGATCAACTACACATCTCGGGCTTCCCCGCGGTGGAGAGCGAAATTGCCGTCGGTGTTGAGCTCCGCTCCGACCAGCCTTGGGTGCGCGCGGTAACCAATCTTCAACTCTCGGCAGTCCGGATCAGACTTTCCACTCCACGTCTTGCGCGGACAAACACCACAAACGGCGACACCAACGGATACACGGTCCGATACAGGATTGAGCTGTCCACCGACGGCGGTCCCTTTGTGTCCGTGCTAGACGCGGCTTTCAGCGGAAAGACATCGACAAAATACGAACGATCACACCGCATCGATCTTCCTAGCGCGACCAGCGGCTGGACCGTGCGCGTGATCCGTCTGACGGCCAATGCCACCAGCTCCGCGATATCAGACACCACCAACGTTGAGGCAATTACAGAGATCATTGACGCGAAGCTGAGATACCCAGGTTCGGCCATCGTCGGCCTGCAATTCGATGCGTCGCAGTTTCAATCGATTCCGACTCGCTCGTTCGATTTGTATGGCCGCATCATCAAGGTTCCAAGCAACTATGACCCAGAAACGCGCACCTACACGGGAGTCTGGGATGGCACCTTTAAAAGCGCCTGGACAGATAATCCTGCCTGGATTTTTTACGACTTACTGCTGCATTTCCGCTATGGGCTCGGCCATCTGCTGAACGCGGGG